AAGTAAAAGAGTAAAGCCATGGCGGGAGTTGGTAAAGAAAGAGGCCAGTAAGATAAAACAACCACCGATAAAAGGTGCTTGCTATGTCGAGGCCACTTTTCGCTTCAGGAGGCCGAGAGCTCATTATTACTCAAATGGCTCTCTCCGTACAGGGTCACCTAGAAATGTTATAGTTCGAAGAAATGATTTAGATAAACTTGTAAGGTCTAGTTTAGATGCTCTAAGCGGAATTACATTTGTAGATGACTCTTTGGTAACAATTCTCACTGCCAAGAAAAGGTACTGCGAAGAAGGCGAAGAGGTGGGTGCAGATATACTTGTAGTACAACTAGAAGAATAAAATGAGGGGATAGATCGGACAACCTCTACGAGTCCGCCCTGCCATTACAGCTTTCAGCCCAAGTGTTGCAAAGGGCATCGGGCTCCCTCATGTATTAATAATACACAATAGACAAAAAAAAGCTGCCCTGTAAAGGGCAACTATCTTATTTAATCTTCGTATGGTTGAAGATGTACTGTAAGAGTCCAATAGGCATTACAGAAATGTTTACTATCCCATATGTCTTGAGTTGTAATAGCATCTTTAACAATTCTGTCAATCTCTTCTACAGCAGTTTTACTTAATTGGTTTTCAAACTTGCGGTAACGTTTTTTAGGACCTTTTCTTTTTACAATTTTCATTACCTTTTACCTGTACAAGTAACAGTAATGTCTTTTTCTGTAAGCTTGACTTTGATGTCACCACCTTTGATTAATAAATCAATGGCTTTTTCACTTACAGGAATAAACTCTGCAAAATCGTCGGGTGAAACACTATAGGCTTTTTCCCATACATCTTTACAAGTATTTGGGTTGTAACCTTTAGCGTAGATTACCCAGTTGTTGTTGCCACTTCTAGTATTAAAAGCGTTCATTAGATAGATGCCATCATCTTTAACTAAGTAAAAGCCTTTTTTCTCTGTGGTCTCTTGTACATAAGGTTGATTAAATACCTTATTCTCTTTAGTTAATTTAGCTAATTCAACTAATGTTGGATTAGAACGAAATTTTAAAGTTGCCATTTTTAGTAGTTTGAGGTTTCAGGGGATCTCTCCCATATATTCAATATAACTGGTATTTTCCCCAAGTTGCCCTATTAATGTTCGGTATCTGTACTGGTGCATACCCTGTCTTTTCTTGGGGTTATCTGATATAAGTGAAAATAAACTATGAATAAAGCCTTTGCTCAATATGTAAATGAATTGCTGACCGATAGATTTAGACTTCTTGAAGAAAGAAAACTTGATAAAGACTATGATATGGATAAAGAGCTAAAAGAGGCCACAGAACATGAGCTTTCAGTTATATACCAAGTGCAGAAGTCTATGGATTATATAGAAGAGGAAAGTATTTGAGAATACTTGTTGCCTGTGAATACTCGGGTATCGTAAGAGATGCCTTTGCAGCCAAAGGCCATGATGCTTGGTCTTGCGATATTTTAGAAACAGAATCCCCCGGCAATCATTTAAAAGGCGATGTCCTTAATTTTTTAGACATGAACTGGGATTTAATGGTGGCTCATCCACCCTGTACACATCTGTCTGTATCAGGTGCAAGATGGTTTACTGAGGGTAAAAAACCAATGCACTTAAGAAAGAAAGCACTTGAGTTTGTACAAAAACTTATGGATGCACCGATAGATCGAATCTGCATTGAGAACCCTGTCTCAGTTATTTCTTCCCATATAAGAGAGGCAGACCAGCTTATAAATCCCTACCAGTTTGGCGATATGGAATATAAAAGGACTTGTCTATGGTTAAAGAATTTACCAAGATTAAAAGACACTAATAATGTACTTGAAGAGACAAAAAAGCTTCCAGAGAAAGAATCAAAGAGAATTTGGTGGCTTGGTAGTGGTAAGGGTAAGGAGCGCAGTAAGTTTTATAAAGGTATAGCACAAGCAATGGCAGAACAGTGGGGAGATGAGAGTAAACTACCCGAACCAATAGAACAACTTAGTATTTTTAACCTTTTATAGACCCTGTACATCTTTAAAAAATGTGATTAGAATGGCTTTACAGGGCAGAGATGCTCACAACCTCTTTTTACAAATGACTAAAAAAGAAGCACTAAAACAATTTAAATTAATTTTTAGAGACTTTTTAAAAAATAATCGTTTTGATTATGTTGCCAAGCGTGAAACTTGGAATAATTGGACAGATGGCCTTTGTAAAGATGGTTTAATTACATCTTGGCAGTATGAAAACTGGAATCAACCTTTCTAATGACAAAGAAAGAATTTGACCAAGCAATAAGTAGGTTAAATGATCGGTACTTACAAGAAAACATGACCAATGAAATGTACCTACAGCTTCGTAAAACTATTGAAACAACTTACCTCAAATCACTTTACAAAAAATGAAACTACTTACAAAAGCAATTCTAAAAAAACTACCTAAACTCTATTCTTCAGCAGCACACGAAGATACTGAAAAAGAGTTAACTTTTCATTTAAAACTATTCTGTCCATGGTCTTTTTGGACTTGGTACATAGCAGAATACGATCCAGAAAGCGGCATTGCATTTGGATACACCATTGGTTTTGAAAACGAATATGGGTCTATTGATGTCAAAGAATTAGAAACAGTTACTGGACCTCTTGGTCTTAAAATTGAAAGAGATATTACCTTTCAATCTATAGGACAAAAAGCTTTGATGGAAAAGATAAAAAAGAATGGTCAATAATGGTAGACAAAGGGGAAAACCTTGACTATAATTGAAGTAAGGGCGAGAGCCTACAACCTCAAAAATTTATGAACAACGATTTACAAAGAGAGATAGACGACATCAAGTCTAAACTCCAAGAAGCACAGAATGGTTACGCTTACTGCTGTGCGACTGCCGACTGGACAGACTTAAGTAAGCATAAAAAGAATGTTTCTAAGTACACCAAGATGCTTTCTGCACTATTAAGACAGAGGGCAAGAGTATGAAACATTTATTCTTGTATCTAGCGGTGGGCAGTATTCTGTTTACCGCTTTTGATTCGTCTCTTAAAGACATGACCAGAATCGACTGCAATGCTGGCATTGAGCTTGCTTGCAAGGAGGTGGCCAAGTGGTAAGAGATATGCAAAAGATTTTCGAAACTTTACGAGAACATGAAAAAAAGCAACAGACCAATAAGGTTGAACTTGTACAAGGTTGCTTGGAACTTACAAAAATTGTACAAGAACTTGGCGAAAAAACAGGTATTACTTGTAATGCTTTAGATGAAAAAACAAACATCATGAAAGACTTTATCGTCAAGCAAGCAGAAAAAATTACCATGCTTGAACTTCGTATTGCAAACCTAGAGGACAAACTTAATGCCAAAAACTAAAAAAGAATACATACCAGCAGAGGTATACCATGCAGACCCAGCTTATTCTGCATCGGATTGTAAGCTGTTTAAAAAGACTTGTCCTAAAGTTTTTTATGAATCTAAGTATGGCGAACAGAAGTTAGAACACGAACCAGCTTTGAAAAAAGCTTTTCGTACTGGCGAACTTTGTCATGCTTTTACATTAGAACCTGACCGTGCAAAAACCGCATATGGTGTCTGTCTTAACAGATCAACAAAAGCTGGTAAGGCACAGGCAGAAGAGATGGCAGCAAAAGGTATAGAACCTATAACTTCTGCTGAATATGAACTTGCATCTAATGTTGCTAATGCTGTATGGGAACACCCATTGGCAAAGAAACTTCTTGCCAAAGGTCATGCAGAACAAAGCTTTTGGCGTGATGATAAAGAAACTGGTCTTACTTGCAAGGCAAGATGTGACTTTATTAATGGCGATACAATTATCGACCTTAAGACAACTGGCGAGGGTAATAGCCATCCCGATAAATTTATTAAATCGGTTGCTTCATACCTTTACCATTTACAGGCTGCTCATTACTTAGAAGTAATTGGTGCAAAGCGATTTGTATTCATAGCAGTCGAAAAAGTTTTCCCATATGCAGTAAGCATTACAGAATTAGATGATGCTGCTCTTGATTGGGGATTGAAGTTACGTCAGGAGGCATTGCAAGGCATTGCAAAATGCCATGAGGATGCTTATTGGCCAAGCTACACAGATGAACAACCAGCGGTACTAAGTTTACCAAGCTGGGCATATTAATTACTTTTTAACATGACAGATTTACAACACCCATGCCAAGAAGTGGCAACAGCTTTACAAAAAGCACAAGCAGAGTTTCCAAGTTTAGCCAAGACCAAACAAGTTGGTGTCGGCAACTTTGGTTACAGTTATTTGCCTTTGGAACAAATGCTTTCTTTGGTAACACCAGTACTTTTAAAAAATGATCTTTGTTTAAGTCAAGGCTTTGGTTGTAGCCCTACAGGGGAAACATTAATAGTCACAAGACTTATACATAAAAGCGGTGGCATGATTAAAAGCGAACTGCCTATATTTCTACCCGAGAGAGATATGGCCAACCCCAAGAAAAACCAAACACATCTCTGGGGTGGTGCGGTCACATATCAAAGGAGATACAGCATCAAGTTGATCTTAGGTCTTGAGACAGATATGGACTTTAATATGGAAGAAGAAGAAAAAGTGCAAGAAAAAGATATTAACAAAGGCGAAGTCATAGAAACTTTACGAGAACAAGTAAAGGAAATTTCCAATAATTCTGATACAGAGAAAACTTACCAGCTTGCCAAAGGTGCGATTAATACAGCCAAGTCTGTAGAACAGTTAACAGATTTTAAGAAAAACATTGCAATCCGTTTTGCAAAAGGTAAACTAACTCTTACACAGAAAGAGGAATTAGAAACTCTTATTGTTAACAAGAAAAAGGTGCTTGAATAAATGGAACAAGATCAGCCTTATCTATCAACCAAAGACCTCGCCGAACGATACGGGATTACTCAAAGAACCATAAAAAAATGGCGAACAAGTACAAGAAGAGGTAAACAAGAAGGTCCCGAGTGGTATACAGTTCCACGAACTGCAACCGCTTTGGGTTCTCCTCTAATCAGATACCCACTTCCACAAGTTCTTGCTTGGGAGGAAACAAATTCAATTATTCCAATTAAATCTTTCTAATTATGGCCTACGAAAATTTATTTACAGGGCGTTTAGTCCTTTTTAACAATTCTGATAAAAAATCAGCAAAATCCCCTGACCTAGGTGGCAACATTGAGTTCACTTTGCAAGATGCCATGGCATTGGCAGAATGGATTACAGGCCAAGAAGGTGAGGACAATTATGCTGGTGAAAAAGTTGTCAAAGTACCAGTTAGTGCTTGGCATAAAGAATCTAAAAATGGTACACCATTTGTATCAGGTGCCATCTCAGTAGCAAAAACTGAAAAAGAGGAAATACCTTTTTAACTATGGCAAAAGTACTAAAAAAAGTTACTGACCCAAAACTACCTCTTAATGTCGCAATATTTCAAGACCATTTAGCACTTGGTCTTGAGTGTTTCGACCTTAACTGGTTTGATTTTAGGCCACATACTTGCAGCAACAAAGAATATGGTGAAGGCCTTCTTTTTTCTCAGTTAGATGATAGCCATAAAGAATGTTGCCAAGCAGAAAATTCTTTGATCGTTTCTAACGAAGGTTTGCATTTGCCAAACAAAAAAATTATGCCTTTCACTAACGAACAACCCCCAACAAAGATGGCCTTGCTGGTCTTATCGGCAATGGTCACTGAACAACCTTTACATTTTGAATGTCCCGAATGCGACTAGATTTTACAAACAAAGCACTTGAGGATTGGATAAAGCTTTGTCCTTTTCCAATAACAGTGCAACAAGCGGTAACACAACCAAAAGCTTGCAAACACATAACAATAGATGTGACCATTGAAGCAAGTAAGACAAAACCTAATCCAGACTTTGTTGCATCAGATCAACAACAGTTTCTTGAGTTAAGGTACTACAACGTTGATAAAAAACTTAAAGACCTTACAGCACAAAGATTTAAAGAGGATAATCCTCTAATACAAAGAAAAATATCAAAACAGATTCATGCTCTGTTTGATGAAAAACACGAAATCGAAAAACAGTTAGATGTTCAAGAAAAATCGTAGGAAACTTGTGGTCGATTATGCCGACCTTATGGGCAAGACAGTAAAACGTACTTTTGATGGTGCAAAGTTTAAATGCGTAACTATTCAATATGCAAAGAATACAGAAATTTTGTATGTAAGCATCTTGCGTTGTTATGACTTTGAAAGCATAGACAATGCTACTGAATATGCCAATGCAGTGGCAAACAAAGCTATTTTCATAAATTGGGATAACTTTTTCTTAAATTATGAATTTTCCGAAAGAGATTGCGAAACAATCTCGGGTAACAACTTTTCAAACAACTTGATAAAGGCTAACTGGAACCAAATAAAAAAAGTATTTGTAAAAGATTTTAAAAACGGCGCCCATGGGAAAAAGGATTGATTTAAAAGACTTACAACAGTACATTGATGATAAGGGATTTATCGTTCAAAACCACTGCTGGAAATGTCAGAAAATCAGTTACAGAAATGAAAAAGATGCCAAAACAGTTTCAGCAGATATGTTTAGACTTGGTAAAGGTCATACATACGCATATGCCTGTCCAAAGGGTAATGGCTGGCATCTAACTTCTAAAAAACCAAGAAGTGCAAACTGCCCTAGGCAAAAAAAACAATGCAAATCAACACGACAAAGTAAACCAGAAAGGAGGAGACAATGAGTGATTCTTTAAAACTAAGAAGATTAAAGCAAATGCGTTTGGCAAACTTAGAGAAAGAGTTGCTTGACAATACTTTAAAAGGCTATGACCATTATGTTTTTATAAACGAAAGAGGTAAAGCCCAACTTGTATCTAATCAAGGTCGTTGGGTTGCTGAACATATAAAAACAGCAATCTTAAAACATAATTTTCAAGTTGATGAAACTAAGAAAAAACTTGTAAAGGACTTTTCAGATAAAGAAATACAAGCTTATATAAAAAAATACGATTCATAGTTATGCAAACAAAAGATAAAATTATTGCTGCCAAAAAACGTATAAACGAACTTGAAACCCTTATAAGGTATTGGTCAATGAAAAAAGTTATTGAAAAGCAAAGACTTTACCAAATTACTTAAATAATCTTTTTTTTATTTTATTTATTAAATTAGGTTTTTTTCTTACGTCTTTAACTACAAGATTTGCTTCAAGTTCAACCAATCTACCAAGCAAAGATGCAAGAAAAACATCTTGGTGCATTTGATGTCGTACAAGATGTGTACAGTATCTTTTTATATTGTCATAGTCTTCACTCTGCATAATTTCCCGACAACGCATTTCAACAGATAACTGCAACTCTGGTGGTGCTGGTTCTATATCAATGTTGAGAAATTTTTTAACGTTCATTTAACTGGAAATAATTTTTCTTCAATCATTTTTACTATTGCATCATCAACATCATTGTCACTTTTCTCTGCCAAATCTTTCAAAAGACTTACAGCAGCTTTGCGTAATGATTCAGATTTACCAAACTTAATAAACAGACCGATTAAAAATTTAGACATAATTTTGTGTGTTACTTTCCAAACATAACAGTATTTGCTAAATTTGGCACATACTACCCTTTAGCGGTGGTCATCCTGTCTTCATTTGGGTAGTATTTTATGACAGAAGAACAAGAGGAGAAAGAAGGTACTGACTGGGGAGAAATCTTTGGTCATGCGGTGCGATTTATGATACTTTGCTGGTCTTTGGCAATGATGACTCTCGGATATATGGACAAAATTCGTAATGATGGTGCGTTTTTGGCAGGCCTTACCTCAGGGGTCTTAGGCAGTTATGGTATAAGTGTAAACAAAAAGAAACCTACAAACGCTGCTAAGATAGTGGATAACAAGGACACCAACGTAGGAATTAAATGAAAAAACTATTTGCACTGCTTTTATTTTTCCCATCTGCTGCCTTTGCAGATATAAAACAGGAATTTGTTACGTCTGCGCAGATAACTGTTGATATGCCATATGTCGTTACAAATAAAGTTGGTACAACATATTCATTAAGTGGTAATAATATTACACCATCTGTAACTGTAGGAGATACCACAACATCTGGAAAGATTGGCGGAATAAATGTTGGCAGTTTATCTAACGGTGTACCAGCAATGATTCAGACAGATACATCAATAACAACGGCTGGTTCTTCTTTCTCTAAAACAGAATCAGTAATAATGGGAGATGCCACACCTTCTGCAGTAACACCAAGTTCGGGTATTGCATCCTTACCAGTTTTAGGTGGACAGACAACAATAGGTAGTGGTGGTACAGCTGGTACACTTGCTTTAACGTCATTGAGTTCTGGTGTTCATACCTGTACCGCTGGTGGGTCGGGTACAAGTTGTATCGGCTCAACCAAAGTTACTATAACCATTGATTAAATTTTGGCTGTTAATTATAATTATATATCCGCTAAGAACCCTTGCTACACCTGTGGTTCCACAGTTTCGCTCTGGTTCGCAAACAACATCATCAACAAGTCAAAGTGTTATAAATGAAACAATCACATCATATCAATACAGAACTGGTTACTCATATGCAGCAAGCGGACATAATATCGAAGCTGAAACAGGATATATCAACCCTACTGCTACGACTCAAAGCACCCAAACAGTTGGAGGGGTAAACTTTAGTTGGACAAGTCCAAATCTAGAAGCAATCCCACGCTGGAAAATCGTAACAGATGGGGCAGCATTTTCAATACAGGAAACACTGATAACACCCGGACTAGACACAGTTACAAACATAACAAGGACAATAACAACTTCAACAACTTCAGAAACCACAAGTACCTTTGGTCAATAATATTTTTACTTTTACCTATAAAGCCTTTATATGCCAATACAACAGTAAGTAGCCCACAAAGTCAAAGTACAGGGGTGGTTAACAACAATGCCACAATGATTACGCCCTCAAGCCTTCCACAGAACCGCTACAGCCAAGGAATTGTTTGTACGTCGCCTAGTCTTACGATTACACCATATTTAACAGATGCTTGGTCTTTTAATAGACCAATAGAAACTGTAACCAGACAAGCCATATATGACGAAGATACTGGCGACATAAAATATTACCAAGAGACACCACGCTTTGAAAAAGATAACTACAACTTAAATTATGGAATCAGTATGCAATTTAATATACCGCTAGGTAATGGTGGAGATTTATGTAAAGAAGCAGCAAAGGTAAATATAGAAGCACAAAAACTTCTTATTAAGAAAACACAATATGAAATTAGCCTATTTAGGTTAGAGCAATGCGCCAAGCAAGCAAAACTTGGGGTAAGCTTTGTTGCTGGCAGCCCAAGTGCAGTAACTTGCCAAGATATTATTATTACAGTACCGCCAAACCAAGTATTACCGCACAAGCATAAAATTAAAGAGTAGACGAGCAACGGGTATTACACTCATCTACGGATATTTATTTTACTTTATTTTTTTTCTTAGTCAATTTAGTTATTATCTGTTTTACAAGAGGTTTTACAATATTAATAAGAATCGGAGTGCTAGCGGCAACCACAGCAATAGCAGCAGCATTAGTAACAGCAGGGACATTAGGTATGTACTGCTCGGTAAAGCTGGTATCCTCATACAAAGTAATACATTTGCTACCATCTTCGTTTAATTTATGCCCAACAACACGTTCTAGTCTTTTATCGTTACGAAAATCACCAATACGTTGATCTTTTTCAGGGTCAGGGCATTTTATAAAAAACTCCTCTTTTTTTTCAACAGGTGTTTGTGTAACAGGAGGTTTTGTTTCAGGTATCTCAGGAGGACTTGATGTAATTGGTGTATCCTCTGACATTATCAAATTATTTGGCTGATAATTCATCGGATTAAAACTAGGAAACGGCGCATCACAAACAGTAAAAACACCATTAGGGTCATCAAGTAATAAATTTCTGTTACCAGTATTTTTTATATCTCTATGTTGGTATGTACAGCCCGGTACATTTATTGTTAGAGGTATTATGTCTACTGGCTTTGTAAAATCATATATTGGTTGTATTTGTATATCAGGAATGTTAAGGTCAGGTATTCCCATTAAAGTGGCATTGCAGGGTAAGTTTCTTTAGGCATTTGCAATGGTATTTCTCTTATCATTTTTTCTTGTAAATCACCCATAAGTTTGTTTTTTAAATCTCTTTCAAATTCTGGGCTTTGCATATATCTTATTGCTACGAAACCAAATGCAGCCATTGACCCAGATAACAATAACGACAATAATGAAGCTACTTGGCAGATACGATTAAACATGATTAAATTTGCAATTTTGAAAGCACTTTCTTTTTCCAGTGTGCTTGTGTTACTGCTCATTCTAGCCTTATCCCCTCTCTACGTCACTATGGGGTTAATGACAAGACAAATGCACGAAAAGGTTAATTAATCAGCAGCTTCGGCTGTGTTTCCCTCTGCTACCCAAGATAGATATTCTTGGTACATTGTATTATCTTCAGCGATTGGAATAAAATCATCTGTTGCTGTTCTGATACTATTCAAATTTCCAGTTATAGGATGATTTACTAATTTATAAATAGGATTGCTAGGAAATGCCATAATTAGAGTTCTGCTGTAAATTTATAAGTTGTTGTATGTGTTGTAGAGTCATTAAGACCAGTGGTAGCTGGTCTAAAATCTCCTAAATCCCCAGCTAAATTCAAGTAAATACTAGCTCCATCTACATTTCTATCGGCAGCATTAAGACTTGATATAGATTGATTACTTGAACCATCAGAAACATTACCACCATTTCCAGCATTAGCAATAGTTAGTGTTGGTACTGCTCTCATTCTTGTTTGAAATTGTAATCCTAAAGCGTAGGCTTTACTTCCATTATCAGGAATTACACCAGTAATACAAGGATTAACATATTGTTGATAATACCTCTGACATAAAGTAAGCTCCTGTGCGAATGATCTATGTTCAAAATCTGTTGCCACGCTGCCTAC